ACTTGTGTAGGTGTAGGTGGAGGTGGACATTGCCCATATGTCGTATTCCATTTTTGAAAATCAATACGAACAACTTCCACAAAATTAACCATTGATATCACTTCATACATTAGAACACAAATATTTCATTAGCATATGTTAATAAGTCGGCAACGGCTTCATCATTAGTGATTGGAACAACATCCGAAGGCAAATTGCCGATAAAAGCATTTGATTTTACAATCATTAAATTAGAATAAACACTAGTAATTGGATATACAAAAGTTCCAATGGGGAATTCAAAAGAATTTAAGTATTTTGGTATTGTTTGATTTTGAACAGTTGTCGCAATATCAACTGGCACTCTGAAATATAAACCTGATAAAACAGAAGTTAAATTTGCGGATGATTGAGGAGGTATATAACCTATCGGGACTATAATTGGCGGCAAAGGCAAAGGACAAATACCTTGGGTTTGTAATATTGATAAAAAATCAAATCTTAAAGATTCAATAAAGTTTAATCCAAGTATTTCAACGTTACTAATACCAGTTGGAGGCGCGTTTAATATAGGTTCAACAGTTTGATTCGTTGCACCTGAATCAATGAAATTGAATTGAATTATTTCAAAATTGGGCGAAGCAAGTTGATTACTTGACCGCGCTTCAATTATTGAAATTGGTAAAATTTCAAAACTCACTAAAATACTCCTATATAAAAGAGCCGCAAGCTTTTAACTTACGGCTTTTTATTATGCAATTCTAATTGCCGGGTAATATAAGCTGCCTTGGTAGTTGCTGCTCCATTGAGAAAAGGCGTATTTATTAGTAACAGTATACATTTTATAAGTAGCGCCATTATATACAAATGTATCGTGATTATTAATTGCCGTAGTTATTGCTGAAGGAAATAAAATCATGTCAGGTGCTGTTCCACGATATCCAGCGAGCGGGTCCATGAAAGCCATTAAAATACCATCATAATTATTTGTAAATTTATTTAAAAATGGGAAAACATCACTAACAGTGTTTGAAAGTTCAACTCCTTGAACTGGCAGCAAAGAAGCCGAAAAAGTATTAAAGCTATTAGCAAAATCTCTAAGAACAGGCCAATAAGCTCCGTAACCTACATTCCCACCACTATAATTATCACTAATGGTATAGCAATTATCAGTTGGGCTAATGCTTGAAATTTTACCTACATAACTTAAGAATTCAACAAATCCTGAAACTGCCGAATCACCTTGTAAATCCAGAATTACATGGTCGGCAAAAACATGGGTTCTGTAAGTTACGTTTGTTGTAGGTGTTTGAGTTGTACCATAAAAATTAACCTTAATAGCACCTCGTGTATTTAAAACTTTTGAAGTTCCAGCAATTACCGTTCCATTAGGCGTAATGACGTTGGCTAAAGAATTTTCAAAATGTCTTAAAACATGAGTTTGATTATCGTAATATTCAATTAAAATAGCGTTCAAAGTATAATTGGCATTATCATTAAGTCCTTGAGAGAAGAAAATGGATTCATTTGCATTTTTTCCAGAACTATAATAAATTTTATCTGTTTGATATTTAGTTGTAGTTGTAAATATTTTTTGTGTAAATACGGTTGACCAACCAGTAGTAGCTGTAACTTTGTAAAAATACGTATTAGCAGCTAACCCGCCTGTAGCATATATTTTATAATTTAATGCAGAGCGAGTAGTTGAATTAATAGTGTGCCAATTTCCTGTAGAAAAAACGGTGTTATCGCTAGCCCAACCTACATTTAAAGTAGGTGTTACACCTATGCCAAGGTCACTTGCACAAGCTAAATAATTACCAGAAACAAGAGTGTTAGCAGAACTTGAAAGACTGATAACAATATGATATAAGTTACCAACAACTAAAGAAGCAGGAGAAACAAAAGTAAATTTAGTGTATAAACCATTAGTTTGATAATGACTAACGCTGGCAATTGGCAAAGTTAAAGTCGCCAGAGGGACAGCAGCACTAGAAGTTTTTGGAATATTTACATTTGTATCCGGGGTGGGATTATTATAAACATTATCATAAATAGAAACTGTTACATTGCCAGTGGGAGCGCCCACTAAATCAAGTGGCAAATCAATTTCTTGTATTAAAGAATAATTTGCAAAAAATGGTTGTGCCAAAACCGAGTCATAAGCAAGTGAGACAGTACCATCTGTAACGGCAAAAGATTGCGAAATAAAACTTGAGCCAGCATTTGTTACTGTTAAATTTCCGATAGGCGATTGTGATAAAGCATATAAATTTCCAACTGATGTAGCGGGGACAGACGTTGTTGAAGGGGTATAACTTCCGTCATCAATAAAAGTTGTTTGATTACCGGGGATTTGAGCCAATAAAAATTCAGAACCTGCTGAAGTGCCACGATAAATTCTCCAACCTGAAGGATTTAAACCAGCACCCACATTGGGTAAAGTTAAATTAATGGCACCTGTCGAAGGTAGCACAAAACTAGCTTCATTAGAAGGTCCGGTTTCACCTAATGGTGAAATAATAACACTTTCTAAAGTGCCTAATAAATTGGATACTTGTACTGTGCCTTCTGAAAACGACATTGAACTCTCCTAGACTTATAAGTTAGGGTTAATTAACGAGAATGTCATGGTAACATCCAACGTGTGCTGCGGGTCTTTTACAACCACAGTAGGCCCATTACCATTATATGTTTTTGCACTTTTAATGGTTGGTGGTGGTACAGGAGCAATATGAGTATCTGCTACAGTAAGTGGAGCGCCTGCGAATAGATTATTTGAATCAACAATAACTGGCATTGTGATACGGAAATAATCCAATGCCAGATTTAACCCAAGAGAAAAATCATTGGCTGTTCCCGTAGGTTGAATTTCGATTGTATGATATCCAGGTGTGAGAACATCTGTGCGGAATACCGATTGTTGTTCCAAACGTTCTGCTGAATAGAAATCAACATTTTGAACAAAGTTACCATCAATCTTAATTGCGCCAATACCACGGTCAGGTCCTGTTTCAGAAACAATTTCAAAACCGCCACCCATGAAAGTAAACAAAGCTTTTTCTTGCCCTGATAATAGAAGCAAGTAAGTTTCTGCCGTACCGGGTGACGAAGCAATTGAGGGAACTAATGGGTTTCCATAATTGGCTGAATTACTGCCTACAAAACCGCCTAATGCATAACTATTTGTGCTACCTGTTGAAGTAGCGTCAATACCATAGCTTACACCAATATCTAACCAATTTCTAACGTTGTTTCCAACCGCAACTAATGCACTTTGGAAATCATTATTAGGCGTGTCAGTTGATTGCACTGCGTAAGCTGGAAAATATGTTTCATAATCATATACAAGATTGCCATTGGCAGCAGTATAATCACCAGATGTGCCAGTTGCATATAAGCGATAACGTCTTGCTCCAGCAACAGGATTCCAGGTCAAAGTTGCTCCAAAGCCGCCATTGTTTGTCGTAATGCTGCCATTAACTGTCATTGCAATAGCAGGTACAGGAACGGTTGGCGATGTGCCAGTAATAGTGTAAATTGAATCATTTACCGCGATATAATTTGCCTGTGCAAAAGATAATACGTCATTTGATGGGTTACCAATTGCAAAAGAATAATTTTCTGGAACCAAGAAATGGTCTGTAGTTTGTACCAAAGGACCCGGTTGACCACCGCCAACAACTGTGTGATTTCCGTTGATTTGTGTCTTAAAGTTAAAATTACCGACAGTAGAAGCGATTTGCTGGAATGTACGAGTGGTACTGTTCAGAACGCTAATTTTTAAAGAACGGTCAGACAATATATCAATTTTAAATGTATAAGCACTATCACCATGAGACTTAGGAATATCGGTAGTGTTGAAAAGATAAACATTACCAACATTATCATACAAAGCAAAGAATGGACCATGTGCATACAGGCTTTGGTCACCATTTGTGTAATAATCTTCTAAACGATAATAATGATAATAGCCGTATTCAAAAGTCAAACGTTTATCATTACTTTGAGTTTGAACATTTGCAGGATTTACAAAAGAGAATAGCGGAACGCGGTTAGGTGCGCCATCAGTGAAAATTGGATTAATTTGGCTTGTACCATCGCTATTAAAAGTACGGGCTGGCACTGGAGAATCGGCCAATGGGATTTGTACGTTAACGTAATAACTTTGACCTGGGCGAGCCAATCTGGTTGATGATACGACAAAGGGAACACCTGCTGGAACGTTCATTTGCAACTGACTTTCGCCTGTTGAAGCGGGTGTTACGATACTGTAATAATCACTATTATCATTTGTAATATTCCATTTTGCTGGATTCAAAAGAGAAGTAGTGAAATATTCGGTAAAAGGAGCAGCAGCAGAAACTGGTGAAGTCAAAGTAAATTCGCCTGATGCAGCCGTTTCATATTCCGTACCATATAATGGTGTTGGAATTGTATTGTAAGCGTTATCATAAAATTGAGGTCCTGGCACTCCTGGATGAACAAAAGGTCCAACGGAAATAGAATTGACTATTGGCCCTTGCATAACTGCCGAGATTTTATAGAATTTATTTTGACCAAGTTGTAATGTTCCGCCATTAGTACCATCGGCAACTCCTAACAGTCCTGTTGGAGTCGCAATTGAAGAAGCTGTTGGCGGGTGAATTGTAGCACTTGGTACAACAGTTCCATTATCGTAAAAATACTGACGAACTGTACCAAGAGTTGCTAATAAATTTAAACTTCCAGAAACATTTTTATATACTTTAATCTTTGAAGTAAATTCTGGCAATTCAAGGTAGGTAGGCAAAGTCAAACGAACTGTTCCTTGAGTAGTATTTGTTGAGTCCAAGTTGTTCTCTGGGAATGCCATAACTTGAAAATCAGCAGATTGCGCCGTTTCTTTATCAAATTGTACAGCAGTAACAACATAATCATGAGTTACTGCGCCACTCGTTGAGTAATAAGTTTTAAAACCTAAATCTTGCGATGGTGAAACAGCAGCGTATAAGCCACCGCTATTAGTTGACACTGATAATTTACCAAAAGCATACTGGTCTGCAACAGAACCAAAAATATCATATGAGTTTGCAGCATCTGTGCCTGGGCAAGATACCACAATGTGATAAACTGCGCTTGCAGCTACGGTCACTGTATTAAATTTGGCAATTCTCCAACGTTGTACTGGTTCAGAAAACACAGAAATCGCTGAAGTGGCTAACAAAGCGTTAGGTACACCAGCATTGTCGCTGTATAATTGAACAATCAAAGGAAATGCAGGATTACCACTTGAAGCAAGACTTAAAGCTAATTCAGTTAAATTAGTGACTCCTGATGAGCCACCGCTTGCTGAAACGGTAAAGGTTTGGTCGTAAAATGTTGTGCCATAAATTTTAGAAACATTTGAAATGTCAATAATTTGAGCTTGGTCAAGTTCTGGAGTAGCAGTGAATTTAGTATCTAATGTACCAGGCACTTGAAAAAGTGTACGATTCAAAGGAACGGGATTAACAGTTCCAGACATGTAATATGTTAATTCTGTTAAATCGCCAATAGCTTCATTGGAATTAAAATGTGTTGCAACAAGGAACTGTTTATTTCCCTGAAGGTTCCCAAGTGTTGATGTACCCGGAGTAAAAGTTGCAGTTTTTACCGCAATCTTACTGATAAGACCAATCTGATTTGTATCTGGCGTAATGTCACTTGAACCAACGCCAATTTGAGGGTGCGTGTTGAAATCATTTGTGGTAGCATTACACAAATATTCAAGACCAGCATCTAAGATGGTGTTTTGCATTTCAAAAGACTCGACTAATTTGCCGCCAAGGTCTTTCTTTTCTACTCTAAAAATACCCATTATAAATTTACTCCCAGTTTACGAAGTCTTGCCAATCGGCGTCCCTCTATTTGTTTTTGAATAATTTCAGGGTTCCATTTTAAACCTTTATTCCAGGCTTTAGAACCTTGTTTTGATTTAGAAAGTTTTATTTTAATTTCTTCAGACATTGGCTTACCGTAATTTGGATTATTAATGCCCTTGTTTGCCATCGAAGTTTTATATTTGGCTTCTTCAGAACGTTTTTTACCAAACATATGATTGCCATTTCCAGTAATTTTTAATTTAGATTCAACAGATTATTTAATCCCTAAATTATTTGTAGCATAAATTCTTTTATTATATTCTGGTTTTAATTCATCTATCCAATACTGCTCTTTACTTTCTAATAAATTATTATCTTTTAATAATTCTATAATTGAAAAAATAAAAGATTCTTCTGAATATTTATTAAAAGCAGCTTGTAAATGCTTATTAATGTGTTTATTAAACCTTAAAGAACTAATATGGTCTTCACGCCTTTTTATAACGTTTTTACTACTTCCAATATATAGTTTTTATTTACTAAATTATAAATACAATAAATAGCAACTAATTTTTTCAAATTTAAACTCTTCTTATAACAATAGTCGTGGTAATGAAAGCAGTTTGCAAATTAGTTTTTACAATTGCTGGTGTGAATAAAATTCTGTTAAACATAATGTTATCAACTGTGAATAATCCAGCTTCCGTCAAGGTTCCAACAGCATCTGTTGTTGCCAACTCAGCTTTCTTTTGATAAGAAAAAACGCCAGCAGAAATTTTAGGCACATGCGTTGTTAGAATTTGGAAAAAGTCTTGATTTAACGACAAGTCAGTGACAACAGGTGTCGAGGGGAAAGCAGCATTACCAAGATGTAGCATATCAAATTCGGCAGGACCATATCCATGAGCCATGTGAACAATGGCATTGTCAACAATAATATTATCTTGAGTATGGTCAAGCTCTAATTTGCCTGTTTCAGCATTAAAAAGCTGTACATTCCAAATGCCTTTAAACTCAAGCCCTTGTTGCGGAGCAATATGCGGCTTTACTTCATTGTTCATAATTTATACCTATTAGATATGTGTTAAAGAGAATGTGACTTGGGGAGGGCTTATGACAACATCATATTCATGTGGCCCAATTTGAGCCTTCGTTCTAACAGAGGAATAATAATAGAAAGACGGAATGGCCGAGTTATTACTCAAAAATGTTGTAGCACTTAATTCTTCTGTTACATTATATGTCGTATAAAAGGTATATGGCGCTATATCTTTAAGAATTTTTAAACTTATACTACTAAGTCCTGAAACGGATTGAATTCCTTCAACAATTCCGAATTCTTCCCTCAAATTTACAGGTGGCTCTGCCACTGTTGTTTTTATATGAATTTCGTTTAAAAAGCCAAGATAAAAATCAGTGGCTATATTAAAATTAAAATCTGCCCGCGTTGAAAATACAATACTCAATATTTCATGAATTTGTAGTTTCTCGATAACAGAATCAGCCAATTTTTCTTCTGAACTAAGTAAATCAATTTTAGGTTCGGTAATTTCGAGCAATTCTTTTGAAGCATAATATGGGTCTATATACAAATTGAAAAAACTACTATCATTTATAGAAAATGATTCTAACTTTGTATTTTCCGAAATGAATATAGTCTGAATGTTTTCAAAGCTGGGGAATTCAAAATCATTGATATAAAATTTGTCGTGACCTAATAATCCATCTACAGAATCAATAGTCTTTATAAATTTGTCAGTTTGAATATGAACTAATTCTTCAATAACAAAATATTCATTACGTCTTTGAATATTTGGAGAAACCGCAGTGAATACGTATCTAGGACCTCTGCCATCTGGTAATGGACCTCTATCATTATCATCAAAAATGTATAATTTTTCATTAAGTACGGGCGCGGTTGTCGATTCTTTTTTTGAAGAATAAAAAATATTTAAATCTTTCAAACCAAGTGATTCAATTCCCAAATCTTTTTTCGTGACTGTTAATTTTTCTGTAAAAACGTCAGAACTTTCAGAAACAACAAAGTAATCTCCAAAAGCAGGATGGTTGGCAGGAATAAAATTAAGCTTAAAATCAGGCTTTAAATCATCAGATATGGTTAGGAACTCATCACGTATCTTAACTGACGCTACAACGTCTGCAATAGCTCTTAAGTCTGATACCTGAGAGACAATAAAGTAATCAGAAATGCCGTTTGTGCCCGTGCTAACCAAAATCAAATTAGCAGTTTCAAATAATTCAGAAATATTAAATTCTTCATTGGAAATTTGGCTGTAAGTACCCAAGGCAAGAACATTGGATTCCGCTTTTTCAGCAATAACAAAATATTCATCAACAAAATTGCCCTGCATAAATGTAATGAAAGCAGGTAAATCCTTTGTAATGAATTGGAAATTAGGATTACTAAAAGCAATATATACTTTTTTACTATTTATCGTATCACATTCAAAGCTAAACAAGAATTTACCTTTGTCTACCAATTGAATTTGCATAGAAGTGACTGTGCCAGGAATAATAGCTTTGTAATTTTTAATAATACTAAAACTATCGCAACCTTGAACATAATTAAATGTGTCAACATATGATGGTGGAATAAAAAACAAGAAAGTATCATCTGCATTTATTACCACAGTAGGCAAAGACCCAGAAGCGGCTATAGTCGTAGTATTAACCACACCATTAACGTAGTTTTGTAGGTTTATAGAGCTATCTGGCAATAGATAACCAGTAACAGGATAACCATTCAAATCAAATTTGGTATTTGAGCTAAAACCACCAGAAATAAATAAAGTTTCAGAACTCCAAGTCTGGGTTGGAGTCTTGTACTTATACCATAACGATTTGTTTTTAGTGTAAAAAACGTACTGGCCTGCCGGGAATAAAACATTGCCAACCGGATTAACTAATAAAGAAAAACGGTCTTCTGAAACGTTATTACTAAGAACACTGCCTGCTATCGGGAAATGTGGTAATCCAGCCATGTTTTAACCTAATGTTTCGCGGAAATTACTTGCAGAATCTTCACTTGTGGCAATTGTCAATATATTCTGATATAACTCTTTCTCTTTGAGTAAAACAAATCCCTCAATCGAATAAGTTCCGGCATTTCCAATTGTTTGGTCAATAAAACAATTTGGTCCCGTATTTACTGGAAGAGTCGAAGTTGTTTCGATTTGATTAATTAAAGCGCCATCAGCCGTTAGGTACAATTGAACGTTTGAATTTGTAATAGTTACATTGTAACTTGGTGGCGTAAAGATAAGCCCTGGACTATGAGGAATGACGATGTAATTTCCAGGAACTAAATTAATAATCTCAAAATACCCTGTGGCATCTGTTTGAACATTAATAGCATTTGCCTCAATAGGCGGAGGATTATCATTTGGAACTGGGGCTGGCGAAGGTGTCAAGTTTTGTACCACAAAAGCCTCCATCAAGTTCGTAGAAACAGGTTGTACAGCCACACCAATGCCACCACCGCTTAAGGCTGAATTTCTAATCGTTATAGACGCAAGCGTATCTTTAGAAGAAAATTGTGTAAATGAAACTGTTGCCAGAGTATCAATATCAAAAGGAGGACGACGAAAATTAACTGTGGCCGGAATATTAATATTTACCTGTCCAATAATTTTGATAGTTGCGGGGAAATCATCAAAATTATTGAAGTTACCAAAGCCTTTTTGAACAACAACTTGACGAATTTGCATAGTGGCGGAGAAATCCGTCTTTGATGTTCGATTAAAAGTAACGTTAGCTGGTATGTCCTTACGTAATTGACCCAAAAAAACATTGGCAGGTAAAGAAAACTTACCTAATTTCAAGAAATGAACGCTAGCCGGGAGATTGTAATTCTTGAAGAACGTTACTTTGGCACGAGTGTCGAATTCACCTGATTGAACAAAATGAACTGAAGCAGGAAAGTTATAACGATAAGGGAATGTTACCGAGGCAGTAATAAAAGAACTACCCGCATGAGACTGAAAGGTGACGTGGGCTGGAATAGAATAAAGATTTCCAGTACGTACAAAACTTACAGAAGCGAGTAGGTCTTTTTTATATTGAAATTTTACAGAAGCAGGAATGTCATGCGTGGAAAAAAGCGGAGTAGGACGCACAAAATTAACAACGGCAAATACGTTCTTTACGGCTTTAGCGCGAAAAGTAACGTTGCCGTTGAAATCTAATTTAGATGCGATTGGTTCAGTAAAAACGGGCATACGATGCTCCCACTAGCTTAGAGCTTATAGTGCGATTTCGTAAGGAGAACCTTCTATCGCTTTACCATTTGGCTCCGCACGTAAATATACCTTTAACACTGGTTTTGGAGCCTCAATATTATCAATATACATTGTTGTTTCAACAAAACGATTGCCAATATTTGGTAAGGTCTTCCATGCCGACCATCCAAGCAAGAATTTCTCGATTACAACTCCGCCTTCCGGCCTAAATGCAATATTGAAATCTTGATGCGCTTGTTTGAAGTGATGGAAAGCGTACCTTACGCCTTCACCGCACACTGGAACTGCCTTGTTGCCATACGGCAGAATAATATTTGTACTTTTATTCAACCTATGGTCTTTAAGATGAAAGATTCCATTCTTTAAATCAATGAAGTAACTACTTCTTTGACCTTGGATTAATCCAAAATGAGTAATCTTTTCACGAGGCAATTCTTTGTATAAATTCTCTGTCCCATCTGGGTTAAACTCTGTAATGGTGGTGCCATCATTTAAGAAAGCTACCCACATAAATCTCTGCTCCACTATTTTTGCCTTTCGGACATTCTATTCTTAGCTGTAAAGGTAATTTAATCTAATCAAAAACTGGGCTGGTCCAGCAGTTACTGTATTTGGTGCCACGATTTTAGTGTTTACAAAAGCGTAAGTACCGCCAACTGCACCAGAAATAGTACCAGGGGCAGCATTACCAATAGGAGCCGTTGTAGGACCGCCAACTGCCGTATAAACAGTATCGCCTTGCGATGTACATTCAATGTTGAAAATTAAATTAGTGACGATTTCTTGACCATTAGCTACTGTATCACCTGTATCTAATCCGTTAAAAGTCTTTGTCGTAACAGAAACTTGAACTGCATCCGAAATGATGCTGGTGCCACCTTTGTTATTCCAAAATAGCAAAGGAACAATGCCGCCAGTTGAACCTGCATTGACATTATTATATGATACCGATGTAATTGTTGCCGATGAAGCATCGGTCACGGTGAAAAGTGGACTTGGCATTATTTTTCCCCTTTGTGTTTTATCAAATAGTTTATCGCATTTTGTAAAGAATTGACGTTATCCTTGAAATAACCCAACCCTTTATTGCAAGAGGTACAAACAAATTCTCTTACTTTATTTGTTTTATGACAATGGTCTACGACAAACGCTCTATTTAAAGAATCTTTAACTTCTGTTTCGGAACGCAAACATATCGGGCAAAATTGCGGTTTTTTAACTTTAATCCTGCTTCTCCATATTTGTATTTTATTGCCATTCTCGCTTTTTTATTTCTAACGTCTACACTGTTTGAATATTTATTTTTTCTTCTTTTATTCTCACATTGGCTACAAGCGCTTGATATACCACTTTTTGCCCTTTATGCGACCAAAATTTATCAATATTTTTATCTTCTTTGCAAGTGCAGCATTTTGCAGTTTTTATATCAGTATTCATATTAGTTATATTGGAATGCAACTCTGATTAAAAAGCTAATATTACCTGCCGTTGCAGAAGCTGGAACTTGGGCTCTCAACAAACATTCAGCATAGTTATTACTATGAATTGTTGGGGGTGGAGGAGTGTTCCCAGACAATGGAGGAGAGTCGGAAATACTCTGAACATTCGGTCCACCAATTGAGAAATAACTAGTCTGCCCAGAAGATGTACACTGAACTTGAATCATCTGATTTACTACGACTTCATTACCGTTAGCAACGGAATCTCCGCTATCTTCACCGTTATAAGTCTTCGTAGTAATCGTAGGATTCAAAGCATCAGAAATACCAGCGGCATTTGCAAGATTGTTGAAAACACGCACACGAACGCCACCCGTTTCATTGCCTGCGTCTACAACGCCGAAATTCAACGTGGGAAGTACCGTGTTATTAATATCTGTAATTGTTAAAACTGGTGATGATGCCATTTAATATTCACCTCTAAGCTTAGGATAGCTCACACAAGAATATATGCAAGTATTGTGATAAAAGAAAAGAACTGACGCTTTTAAACGCCAGTCTCTCCAGTTATGATAAACGACTATTAATCGTTATCGTAATCTCCGCCTTCAAGCTCTTCAATGCGTTCTTCGATTGCATCTTCAATGAACTCACGGTCTTCAAGCTCGCCGTATGCCTCAAGTTCATCAATGTCTTCACAGTCAAAGATATAATTAAGAGCAGCACGTTTGTTCATTGGCAGACCAGATGGATGTACGCCAACTTTAGCCTTGCCTGAACGATGCTTGCGCTTCTCACGGGCACGTTCGATTTCAGTTACTTCGTCCTCAGTTACGATGCGAAGCTTACGGTCCATTAAGCACTTCTTGAAACGCTTGTTCTCAAGCTCTGACTTATCAAATGGACGAACCTCATCTACTTCAAAGACTTCTGCTGTGTCTGAATCGGCTGTCTTCAATGAGATTGGGGGAACGTGGAATTCTGCACCTGAAATATTGTGAACCCAAACAGTATCGCCAGAACCCTTCACTGCTGATAATTGACTCTCAATTTCATCGCGATTGTTGTCAAGGGCACTCTTGCGAGCCTTTGCTCCACCACGGGTGCCTTCTGATAATGCCAATGAATCTTCTAGTTCAGCCTTTGCTGCTGAAGTTTTACCGGACTTTACTCTCTTAATTGCGGCCATTTTATGCCTCTTTCTCTTCTTGGTTTTTGGTGATTATTTCAGTTTGCTTAGACTTTGATTCTTTAACTTCTAAAATCAAATCTTCAATTTGATTTAAAGTTGTTAAAATTGAATTATTCGTTTTCTCTAACAAATCTTCATCGAACTTTCTTACCTCTGTAATAGGAGAAGAAAATTCTAATTTATTAGTGGACAATCGAATTTGATTTAATTTTTCATTCCCTTCATCTTGAACAGGTGTGGACGAAGAAGGATATGGATAATCTTTATCAGCCTGACGTAAAGTTTGAATTCTTTGAGAAATAGTGTATTTAACTAAAGACCTATCCTCAAGTTCTTCAAGTAAATCATCAAATTCACCAGATTCTTTTAAATTACTTGCTTCTACTAAATCTTCATCGGAAAGACTGGTATCAGAATTTTGAATCTTTTTAATTAAAGCAATTTTTCGTTCATACTCTTTTCTTCTTTGAAGAGCAAGGTCTTCTCTTGCTTTTTTTTCAGCTAAAATAGCTTTGGCTTCCTTTTCGGAAACAATCTTAATTTTACCAGAATTTAAAGAAATTTCAAAGTTTGATGCACGAAGTTCCGAACGTTTAAATGAACGCACTTCATTTACATTAAAAATTTCTGCCGTATCTGAATCTGATGTTCTTAAAGATACTGGTGGCACATGATATTCTGCGCCTGACATATTATATACCCAAACTTTATCCGCTAAAATAGCATCAATAAATTGAGCTAATTTTACCAGTAGCTTAGGCTGCTCGTAATGAGCGCTTAAGGTGTTTTGCATTCGTATTTTCCCTTTTATTATTTTGTTTTCTTAGTGTTGGACCTACGTTTGCTAACCGCCCCTTTCTGCATTTTTGATTTACTCGGTTCTGGAACCGGAGCATTATATTTGGATAGGTCTTCTGGATGATGAGGAACATACCCAGCAGTACCTGTGTTGTTAGTGTCAGCATCATCGTCTGACGTTCCACCCATATGAGTAACAGGATGAGAATTTAAATCATAAACAATTTCCGCATTGCCATATTGAATGGCAGTATTTACAGTCTTTGGTGCCCCTGTAAAATCAGGCTCACCCTCGGGTGCCATATCATCCATTGGATTCCATTGACGCTTCTGCTGCGATGCACGACGAACGGCCTCGTCAACAATTTTCTGCTTTTCTTCAGCACTAGGACCAGCACTAGCTGTGCCTAATTGAGTAGGAATAAATACCTTCTCATCTACAATCTTGGGACCACCAATTGGTATATTAACCTGGAAGTTAAAATTATTCGTGGTGTTTCCAGGCTTATTACCAGTCATATGGTCAATTTCACCCTGGATTAAACCGCCTACAACCTGATTTCCAACGTTCTCCAATACAGGAGTTAACCACTGCAAATTCTTAATCATAGACTTAATCTCAGGCTGCTTTGTCTCGTCTTCATCTAAATCAATCTCCGCACCAGGAGCTAACATCTTGTTCTCGGAAATTCTAACGTGCGAAGCCGATACATTCTTATACTTCATATTCTCTGCTCTTTTTCTAGTCGCTACATAGTTTAGCGGCTTAATTTTAATCCCGTGACGACTTCAGCGGCTCGTACAGCCGAAGGGCTGAGACGTATCTGACTCACCGGAACGGGACGCGCCGTAGCGCTTGCTTCTGCTTTTATCATTTTAAGGTCCTCGGTAGTGGATTTTTAGTATACCACGTTCGACAAGATATTCCTGGATAAGTTTATCTTCTAAATCTAGATATATCTCGAATCGAGAGTTCCGCTTTCATGCCTTGCGGCAACCTCTATACATACTTAGTCGAGTATCGAAAATTTGTATCACTTTAATACTCATTTTCAGCGTAATTATGAAATTTTTACGCTTAAGTCTCGCTCACTATCACAGAAGCTAACTCAATTTTATACTTCATGCACTCCGGTACATAAGGGGTAATCAAACTTGCTAATTTACGAGCTTCATTGGCTGAAAAAAGCAAAGAAGTTAGCTTGCGTCCTACAGATTGTAAAGTGCAATGAATATTCCATCTTTTTTGAAACCAATCTAAAATCATGCGCTGTTCAGTTTCCGTAAAATTACATGTAGCTAATTTCATATATGAAGAACGATTACCTTTATGCCTAAAATAGCTGCCGTCATCACAATGCCAAAAAGCTAAAGCTAATTTATCAATATTCTCTAGTATCTCCGGTGTTACTACCTTGACCCCATTATTATAAAACTTATGATACATTTCTGTAAATAAAGGATGTGCCACAGTGGTTAATTTCGCGCTTTTATAAAACTTGCTATTGAACCCTGAAGTTTTTTCATTTTGCAATGTTACATCGTTTGAATTCAACCAAGGTTTTAGTATTGCAAATTTATATCTTAAATAATCAATTTGACTTTGCCCATGCTCTATACGCAAACAAGCATTTGTGCCATTTTTTTGAATAGATAAATTACCATCACCTAATAAAGTCCCATATACTAATGATTTTTGTTCATCAGTAAATACATTGGGAAATCTTTGTGATTTTTCTATTCCAAAAGCGTATAAAGCTCTACGAACAGTATTAAGACCTACACCATATAATTTAGCTAATTCAGGTGCGTCAATTCTGTTCATTATATAATTTTGATAGAGTTTTTGCTTGTCTTCTAATAATTTTGCCATAGTAATTACATTATACTACATTAGTTTAATTTTGGCAAGTCTATGGAGAACAAAAAAAGACCACTTTTTCAAGTGGTCTTTGATTTCAAAGGGCTTATCTATTAGTTTACTGAGATTTTTGAGATACCCTTTGGGTTGACTATGGCAACCCCGATTTCCTCGTACACAACCCAGCCAAGACGTAAGCGCGATGGCTTGTCTGCTGGAATTACTGTAATCTCTTGTCTTACGGGCATAACGCCGACGAATTCTGCTGGTGCAAGAACCAAGACTGAGTTGTCAGGTACTAAGTTGCTGATAAGTAATTCTGAGGTCCAAAGACGACCGAATACGCCTGTTAGCAATACTTCACGCTGAGTTACGAAGTCGAAGTAGTCCTTGCCCCATGCGCGAATGTCTGCGAAGCGCTGTGAGTTAAGAACAACCTTTGATACTGTCAAACGATGCTTTTCGATTTTGGCGAAAGCTGCGTTTACAAGGTCAAGTGTCAAACGGCCTGAAGCGGTTGAAATCAAGTGGTTGAAACCAGCGTTTACTGGGTCAGCAGGTACTGCTGAGTCGATTGCCTTGAAGATTTGTGTATCTTCTGCAATTGAGATTTCGTTCTTGGCTTTCACCTGGGCGCGGTCGATAATGTTAAACATACGCTGTTTAACTTGTGACAAACGAATCTGTGGGTAGCTGGTGATTTCCCATGTTGGTACAAGGAAGTCAGCGCCTTCGATTAGAACGTCAGGAGCCTGTCCACGCTTTGAAATCAAGGTTGCAGGTGCGTCGATATCTTTTTCATAACGAGCAAGTGCGCCCTGTGGCAATGGGTCTACAACCAATAGTTTACGACCGATTGACTGATACAAGAGTGATGTTTGGATAGGGTTAGCCATTGACTCAGCTAAGGCGATACGGCCTTCTTCAGTCGAAATAGCTTCCTGGAGAATCGCTTCTCTTTCGTCTACTGATACTTTATTCACGATAAATCTACCTCCGAATAATCTTATTGATTATTATAGCTATTTGACTGTTATACAGTTGTTAATTTGAATTCGAGCAAACCGTTACCATCAACGGCCTTGGTGCAGATACCAACTTGAACGGTACCAGTTGCTGAAAGGAAACCATCTGTTGTGGTGCTTGCGAACAATGCGGTACCTGGAACATAAGTTCCGGCATCGAACTGGTCAGTTGCGTATAAACCACCACGGATGTACATTGTTACGAAACGAGCATCTGCGTTTACGTTGGTAGCAGTTTCGTCGCGAAGCAAGGTTGTGGTTGGAATTGTGTTTGCTGGGATTACATTGCTTGTGCTACCAGTTGTGCCGTAGAGCGAGTTGCCCTGACCTGGCTGGTTGAACAATGATTCGTCGCCGTATGCGCCTGGATTTGATGGAAGGTAGTTAGCATTTGACATACCAACAGTCGTGCTACGACGGTCTGCAATGATGCCGAATGCGACTGTACTGGTACCAGCAACGAACTTAGTTCCTTTGCCGTTGTTGTCCAAAGCTCCAACCATACCGGCTTCAAAATAAACTGGTGCAGAAGCATTGAATGGTTGAACTGGGAACGAGGCTGGTGTGCCTTCTAGAATAACTTTAAGTGCCATTTTATGACGCCTCCTGGTTTTAAAACCGATAAAGTTTTGTGGAAAACTTTTACAATAAGATACTTATTCGAGCTTTATTTATTTGTAACAAAGTCCATCGGAAAGCCGTTTTTCAGTAACTTTCCGATGGACGAACTTGTTATTTAGTGATTGTCGAAGTACTCGTCAAGGTCAGCCTTCTTACGAGCTTCAACCTTTGGGTCAGTCCATGCAACTTTAGATAGAGCGTCTGCAATATCACTACCACCACGGGTGATAGTTGATGCACGATGGTTGATGATTGATTCGGTACCGGACATTAGAGGGGTTTTTAGGCCACCACGTTCTGCGCGGCGTGTTTTTGTTGATGCGCGACGAACTGAAGTTTCTTCTTCGTCTTCATCTTCGTAGGAGCGGGCTGATGCGCGACGCACTAATCCGGCTTCCTTTTTCTCCATTTTTTCGTCATCTTTTTCGTCATCTTCGTCTTCATCTTCATCATGTTCCACTGGCATTTCAGCGGCTACACGCGATGGGCGAGTGCGAACTGTTTCCTTGGTTAGATTTGATGATAGGAATGATGCTACTACTGTGAATTGTGAATCATCCATTGAGGCTAATTCAGCAATCTTTTCGCCAAGCTGTGCTTCAGTCTTGATAAGACCTAGGTCAGCCATTTTTCCGGCCAATTTAACGGCGCGGTCGGTGCGAATCTTGATGATTTCGTTCATCTGTGCTAGGCCGACAAGACGGTCACCTGATGGTGTAGTATCTGATTCGGACTTAGCTTTTTCCCAATCTTTGGTCTTGGTGTGTGAGCCTTCGCCCATTTCCATGCCTTCGGTTGGTGATGATGGAGTTGATTTTTGAACTGCGGTTCCTTCATCTTTAAGAACGCGCTTATTGTTTACGTCCTTTGAAGAATCGGATTCCATTGTTGGTTCGTAACGGTCTTTACCTGGATTGTTTGACATGTAAATTGCGTTTGGCTCGTCTGTACCAGCCATTGATTTATCATGTTTAACTGGGTCGCGACGGTCCTTAATTACATCAAGGCCATCTTCTGCGTTACTTGTTGAATACTGAATCTTGGCATCGCCCTTAAGATTGTCTTCGGTTGTACCACTTGAAGTAGGTACTTCTTTTGGAGTCTTCATGGTCTTACCGTCAACAGTTGCTGAACGCTTCATTGAAGCTAGACGAGCTTTAAGAATTGCTTTACGCTCTTCCATTGATGGCTCTTTGTCTTCTTTTGCTTCAGCTTTTTCTTCAGCTTCCTGAAGGAAGTTTGGCTTGCCGCCTTCTGATTCGTCTAAGTCTTCCTTGTCGTCCGACTTGTCTTCTTTGGCTTCTTGCATATCTTCGATTGATGCATAAAGGTGCTTTAAAGCAAGCTTTAGAACAGCTTCTTTATCCATTGATTCGTCCTTTTTATCTTCTTCTTCGGACTTATCTTTTTCTTCGGTTGAATCATCAAGAGCAGCTAGCAACTGACGTACAGTTGCCTTAAGTGCAGTTGCTTTTACGTCTTTCATGCTACCGTCCTCTTCAGTTTCGTAATCTTTCATCAATGCTGGACTTGAGTCCACACGATTTAGTTCATTATCTTGACTTACTTCATGAGTATCGCCTTCGAGTACGCCAGCGAGTGCTTTAAGCTTTGCAGCTTTTGCAAGACGTTGTGCCTTTGGAAGTGACATTAGAAGTGCTAATTTGTGTTCTGGTTTCATTTCTTTTTCGTCTTCTTCAGGTGCTTCTTCGGCCTTTGGCTCTTCTAGCTTTTCAGCAGGAGCAGCGGCTGGTGGGGTTTGTGCAACAGCAGGAGCAGTAGGTGACATTTTTGCCAAGTCTTGCTTCATGTGTTCTTCCAATTGTTGTACTTCTTGAATTAGACGATGGTCATCCATTGTCTGAACTTCGTGTTCTAAGTCTTCAGCCATGTGCATAGCTGGGTCTTTAAAGTCCATTGCTTCTTCTTCTGGATTTTCGCCAGCATCAGCAAGTTCCATAGCTTTCTTGAGGATGGCTAGGGTACGTGCCTTCTTAGCAGTGTGATACTTAGCAGCTTCTGGTTCAGCTTCCATTACTTTCATAATAGATTCGATGACGCTCTTAATATCAGTCTGTTCTGGGGATACTTTATCAACAATACCCGAAACCTTACCAGGTTCGAGTGCTGCTGTTACTTCACGTAGCACTTTAAGACGTGCTTCTAAAGCAATTCTTTGTACTTCCGGTAATCTTTTGTTCATATTGCTATTCTCCCTTAACCATTTGAAGAATTGTCGAGAGGGCGATGTTCTTTCACACCTAAATTATTCAACCAAACTGGACCCTCATCAAAGTGACAAAGAACTCCGCCGTCCACAATATAAGTATGTGGGTTGCCAGCAAAAGGACATGTGCCGCATGAACGGGTTAAAAATCCGCCTTCAATTGGACAGCGAACTAATCCAGTATCGTCATTATTTCCAATTACTTCAGTTAAACGCTTTTTCCAAGCGGTCTTCTCAAGTTTATTGGATTTCACACTAGATACCTTATTCAAGCGACCATCTTTTGTATCATTTGAAGCCGCTTCATGCTCAATCTGATTGTCAAAAACGAGAACTTTGACAAAGAACTTGCTTTTTGATTGCTCAATTCGTGCAATACTGTAGCGACGGTTGCCATGATAAACATTAATACGCAAATATTTGTCAACAAGCATGTTGACTTCTTGATGACGACCAGACATGTGATAATCAATGCCTGCTTCAAGTTTCAAATCGCCAAATGGAATTTCAATTTCTTCCATATGTGATGCAACTCGGGTCATCTTGCTAGAGTCTTTAACGAGTGCTACAATCATGTCGAACGCAGCAGTGTGTTTTGTAGGGTCAAGCTGTGGGTCAAGACCAGGAACGGTATTAGCAGGATTTTTACCTGTCGTAGGTTGACTTGATTTCATGCATGCACATGAATCTGTTGGCATACCGCAATCTTTGCAAGGCTTATTTGATGAAGCTTCTTGGACCATATCATTTGGTTCGCGTGGCCCAGTACGGCGTTGGTCGCCTTTATTTGGGTCATTTTCTCCAGCGGTATCTTCGCCTCGGGTTGTTTCATTAGCATATTCTTGGTCTGCTGTTGAACCAAAGTTTGTAGCGCCACCAGTATCGGCATCTGCTAGTTTATTGATTTCAGCAACAACTTCCATATGGTTGAGCCCTGTTTCAATAGCAATTTTAGCCTTGGCAACAAGAACTTGCATAGCTTTAATTTGCTTCTCTTGATTGGTCATTCCTGACTCCTCCACAGATGGGTATTTCTTCAATACTTCTGCTAAATTAAATTCATCTTCGCCGCCGCCATAAAAAGTAATCTTGGCTTTGTACGTCGATTTTTTTGCGATTTTACATGCTCTAATGCGGTGGTTTCCATCATCAACGTAAGCTTTTCCGTCATGTTGGACGCCAATTTCTACTGGATGTTCGCATTCAAACTTTGAATCTATTACAAGTTCTGAAAGTTTTTGAATCTTGGGCATATCATAACGTAAAACTTTGTGTTCGCCGCGCAATCCTGGAAGCTTTAGTAACCAGGCTACAGGAGCATCAACTAATTTTGTTATTCTACCAGTTGGGCGACCAGGGTGTTCTTCAACCCAGGAGTCGCTTTTCTTATAGTCTTTGAGTGGATATTTTTTTACTATATCTGCGGCAACAATGATTTTGCCATCAGACGTTCTTTCTATAATATCAGCTATTGTATAATCTGAATTGTAAAAGAAGTCAGCAATATTATCAAATGTTTTTCTATTATCTCTTTCGTCCATTGTGTAATGCCTTTGCGATGCGCTCTGCTTTTGCTAAAGTAGCAGTACAATCAATGCCTTCTCCCAATTCCTCTTCCGCTAGGGATAGTAGGGAATCAAGTTCGCGCTGAAGTGATGCGACCTTGGCTTCTTTATAATAACGATTCCATGAATCTAACTCGGCTAATACCATTGAATTATCTACGCCAGCGGCGCGAAGCGTTGCAGCTTCTTGAATAAGATTTTGAATCTTAATCATTATAATATGTTCTGGCGATTCTATCTTATCCGATGGAGTTGGAACATCTTTAACAATTCCGTCGTCAGTTTTGAATACACCTTCGCTCTTTGGCTCGGTTTCTTCAATTTTAACTTCTGGAATTGTCATTTTGTTTGATGCGCCATCAAGTTCGGCAGCGATGATAGTCTCTAGATTTTTTTGTGATTCCATCAATTGAGATACCAATGATGAATCAAGTGATGCCGCTGCCCATAGCTGGCGAACATCTGAATTTGTAATACGAGCTTGTTTAGCAATGATTTCAAGAACCTTTGCCTGTGCATCTGCGCCAGTAGTTACGAAAGAAACTTCGATGAATTCAACGCCGTGATTTTCTTCATATACTGGGCGACCATCATATGCTCCGCCTTTATGCATGCGGACATGGAAGCAGTAATCTTTAACTGTTTTAGCAGCGTGTTGACAAATTGAGCAATTTGAATAAGCTACTTGACAACCCATGGAAACAGAATCAACCATTCCGGCCTTAATCATGCGAGCCAAATCAGGATAGGCTTCAGCATTGACTTCCAAAACAGTTGCTACATATGCATTTTGTGAGCCACGGTCTTCGATGAACTTAGCGTCAACGATTTTGCCGCGCTTCTTTTCAATATCACTTGATTGGTGATTAACGAAAACGCCTTTGCCAACGAAAGTAGGCCAGGCTCTTTTTAATTCATCATAAGTAAAATGGTCGCCGTTACCATTGGTACCAACTGATACAGCACGAACAACAACATAAAGCATTCCAGGACGCTTTTCAAAACTCCACTGTGAACTGTCTCTGTTCATGGTTGCATTGTTAACCAAAGAATCATCTGCGGCTACAATTTCCATAATTGAACTTTTTGCAATTTGAATAATCATATTTTAGCCTTTATGGAACGTGGGGCAAATGTAAATGAATTGGATGAAAAGGTGTAGGCGCTGAAGTTGGGTTTACAGAAGCGGAAACAGCCGATGGCCCTGGGTGCGTGATATATGAGGGGATGATTGCACTAGCGATACCTAAAAATGCAACGAAAATAGCGCCACCAACATATTTTACACCATTAACGAAGCCTTTTCTAAAAGTCGTATTTGCGGTTTCGGCGTGTTCCAATTTTTTAATCGACTCAGCTTGTGCCACAGCAGTTGTCTTAATTTCATCAAAATGAACTTTCATTTCGACTCGATAATCGTTCATATCGTCTTTAGTAACAACTGTTTTGTTCAATTCATAAACGTCGTCGCGGGTCGCTCGTTGCTCGTGCAAAATAGTTTGGAGAAGCAAGCTGTTGTTATCGTCAGTAGGCATTTTTCCAAACTCTCCCATTCCAAAAATAAAAGACTACATAAGGTACTTATGCAATATTTGACGAAGAAATAACTATAGCCAAGTACTATAATGTTAATAGGTCGCATTGACCTGTTTAAATTATAGGAGATAAATTAAAAATTATGACTGATTCAGAAACATATAGTAAACTTAGCGCACCCATTAAAACTCTAGAACGGCCAGGTAAGGGCGGTGGTAATCCTCAAAAGTATGTTCCGCACGGAAACGTAACTGATAGAATCAATGAAGTTTTAGGACTTAATTGGAGCTTTGAAATTTTACGAGAATCCCTGGTAAACCAAAGCGAAGTATATGCCGTTGTTCGTATTCACTATCGTTTGGAAGATGGTACTCCTTATTTTAAGGATGGCATTGGTGGACTTGGCTACCAACCTGCGGTTGGTTTAGGAAATCAATTTAAAGGAAGTGTTTCGCTAGCTTTAGTTAAGGCAGCATCACTTATGGGAATTGATATTCGAGAAGACGAATCCACTACTGAGCAACATGAAAAAATCAGAGAACTTGTCTTAGCACTTGGCGGTAAAGCCCCAGGCGATGAAAGACTTAAGGTAATGATGTTCAACGAAGCCAATAAGCTTATCGAAGAACTCGATAAGAAAGTTAAGTCCCAATAAATAGTAGGCGGTCTTTAAAAGGCCGTCTTTTTATTATCCGCCGAAATGAATTGGCATCTGCAATCGTTGTGACAGAAAAATGATGGACCATCTAGTTTTGCAATTTTAAGAATATCATCAATGTTATATATGATAGCGTCGGTTGACTTGATATGAGAAAGTTCTTTACCCTCTGCATCTTTTAAAATTGAATCGCCATTTTGAAATGCTCGGCACGTTAAACAATCATCAATATGATGACCAGTTTTCCAGGCAACGTGTCGAACGCTATCTTTTTTTAATTGGTAGATATTTCCAAAAGAATATACCTGCCAACAGTGCTTTCTAAATATTTCCTGCATGTCGCAAGAATGTTTGGAGAATTTTTTATTTAAAAATATGATAATTTCAGGTTTTGAATAACCCTTGGCATAGCAACGTTTAATATTTTTTTCAGTTTCTAATCTTAAATAATCCAAATAGACAAAAAGCTCATCTTTTAAGTGTGCCGCGATAGAATCAAAGCTTTCACTCTCACGTTGGTCATATGACGCGAACTTTTTAATGCTTACTTGGGAATTTGGATTGGCAACTGTTTGGTGCATTCGGCCTTGACCGAAAATGTCTATGAGCAGACTATTGTAGAATGCATCACACTCTAATTCATAATCGGCAAATTTATCGCTTACAGTCGCTTTGACGGATTCCTCGCTTGGAGCTAATTTTGACTTGCCATTGATGTTTTTTATGCTATTCATCATTTTGTCAGTTAGCTCGGCATAAGAACTTAGACCAAAGTCTTCAAATTGAATAACCAAGTTTTTAGCAGCCCTAACAATCTTGGCGTTCTTTATTCTGTTCTGTGGATTAACTATCTCTTTAAAACTACCTGTTTTAACTAATAAGTTTAAACCAGTGGCATAAGATAAAGGAACGGTCGAACTTGAATGCTTACCACTTGCTTGACTTTCGAATAAAGGCAAATAAGATTCGAGGATTGCCTCAATCTTTTGCAGCTTCTTTTTACTAAGCATTCTTTAATTTAAGACCTTTAACTTCGATATGATTTAAAGGTGCATCGTTCAAAGGAACAACTTCCATTCCTTCGAAGTATTCAAATCTGCCGTTTGGGAATAGAGTTGTATTTTTGCAGATTTCGTTTTTCATAGAAGAATATGTCTCTTTAGACATAAATAGATAATAAGGTAATCTGCCTTCGTCTTTAATACTTGTCATTTTTAAATAAATATCTTTGACAATTTCCTCAAAACTAATCATCATCTTCCTCTATCGCTGTTCTTACATCTTGGAGTAGTTTGTTAATAATATTTGCATTTGCTTGTTGTGATGCAACCGCAGGTCTGCTTCCTGCTGAATCTAACGGAGCAAATTGACCACTAGGCATAGAACTTAAAATGTCTCCGCCCGGTGGAGGAGTCGAACCTTGTTGACCTGGTAACGCTGGCGGCGTACCTTGGCCTGGAGGCGCTTGTGGCGGCATTCCGCCTGCTCCGCCCATTAGCTGTTGGAACTGATATTGAAGACCCATCTGAGTTTCTTGAGTAACCTTAATCTGACGAGCAAGAATACGATTCATATCAAAGATTGTATCGCGTTCTTCGGTAAGGTTGATGGCTTCTGTTTCTGGATTAATATGGTAAGCATTTAGCAATGTCTTTGCGGATAGTAAGCTTGACTGACGCAAGGCAAGTAATGCCTGCTGACGACTTGCTTCGTCCTGAAGACGTAGTGCTTCCCATTTGAATTCAACCTTGATTAAATATTCTTCATCAGTGTCCGGGTCGGCATCATAAAAATTGTTCAGTTCAAGAATAGGTTTAAATACCTTTTCTTCAATCCACTCTTTTAATGTCTGACGAAAATTTTCTAGCTTTTGAAGGAATGCATTACCACCGATGGAAGCATTGGCATATGTTGGGCCGAGGCCATCGAGGAATGCACGAGATACACCTAGACCTGCAATCATTTCTCTTTCAGTAAAATCATATTCGCCCGAAAGCTGCAATGTTTTACCTGAAATACCTTGCCAGTCAGCAGTAAGTCTTTGAGTAGTAACCAAAACCAATGAAGGGTCGTTCAATACAGCATCCAATTGAGCTTGCATTGCGTCGATTTCTTCTTGTGGAGGTGGCTCGTCAATCGTACCAAGTTTAAAAATCTTCAATGGCGTTACATAACGCTCTGCGATTACGAACTGGGCACGACGAAGCATTTCTTTATACATCAAAGTCTTAAAAATACGCTTAAGGATTGGTGTTCCATACACGCCGTAAGGCGTGGGCATGTGACGCAAATGCGTAATATGTGCAGGGTCAATAGGAATATTCTTGCCTGCTTTTACTGCCTGAACAACGTCAGGAAGGAACATGCGGAAGTATTCATAAAGTTCACGAGGATTGCGGTCAAACACAATCTTCTTGATATCATCATCGGGAATCAATTCGATAACTGGAGTATCTGCCAATACATTTCTGCGAACTTCTACTTGGTCAGGATTCAATGGAACGAGTCTCTTCCAAGTCTTATGACTTTCGTCAAGCTCGGCCATAACAAAAACATCGCCAATCATAAAATATTCAAGAGCAATGCCCTGAAGAATTTCACGAAGTTTAAGGCGAGTACACATGTCTTCTATGAATTTGCGGACATGCGGATTCGCTGATTCAATTGTCCATGCGGTAATAGGAAGAGAAGCGTAAAGGTCGATTACAGCAGCAGGAATTGCTTCTGTGTTATAGAAGTGTCGGCACCATACATTAATTTGTTTACGGTCACGAGGAAGCTGGAGAGACGTTGGAGTATAAAGAGGGTTGTAATATGTTGGTGGGGTAACAGAAATACCAGACGCCATGCGCTTCATACCGTTTTGTTTACGGATGCCTTGCTTGACCTCTTTCATTGTTTCTTTACTAATAAAATTATTAGTTCTTACTAATGTATCTGTTCCCTGCGACTCGTTTGTCGTAGCAGCTTTTCTATTTACTCTTGCCATTTTTTAACCTTTATGTGTTATCAACTCCGCTAAAATTTTGCGTATCACCTTCCATTCCCATCCCGCCTGAACCACTGTTCGAAACGTTAAAGTAATGCTCGGTGTCCTCTGTCTTATTGTAGCGCAATTTCTTCCGATATTTCGTTGAGTCATCATTAACTTTGTCATTTTCGTTACTGAAGTCACCCTTGCCGTCTGTCATGCCCTTGCCAGTGTATCCAGTTGTCTCACCATTAGTGTCCAAATATTCGTCATCATCTTGTCCACTGTTTGGATTAGATGAAGGAGTTACAGGTCCATAATCTGCTTTGCGAATAAAGAAACGCAAAAGTCCAGCCGTATTATCAATCCCGCTGTAATTTTTTGATTCTTCAGTTTTTTCGTTACCTTCAAGAGGAGCATCACCCGCGCCTCGTCCGTCGCTCATTTGGTCGCCATTGCCAAAATCATGACTTACACGGTCTGCTTTTACATCATTTTCATCTGGATACATAACGTCTCCAACATTTGAATGATTCTTATAGTCCGTGTCGGGATTTGAAGCTTTTTTAAATTGTGACTGTGCAATACTGCTTGCAAAGAATGGTCGCGATTTCAAGTGAGCAAATGTTTTACCCTTATTGATATCAGGAGTCGCTTTACCTTCTTCGTTTTCTTTTATTTTATCTGTATCAACAACACCTGGGTCGCGAGCAATTGAAACGTCCGCTTCATTTGTTGGGTGCGGCGTATTATTGATAACCGAATCCATGCCTTCTTGTTCTGAAAGCTCTTCGCGTGGATGACCGTCTTCCATCGTTTGCGGAGAATCGGCAACGCCACCTGATGTTGAATTCTGTAAAAAGAAGTTAGTTTCATCGGCTGTTTTTACAAAGAAGCGTAGTAGACCAGCACTCACGCCATCGCCGTTATTTGCATGATTATCATCGACTAACGCCTCATTAAAAGGTGCTTCACCCGATTCATTTTCTACTTCATGACCTTGTTCGCCCAATGGCGTAACAGGGTGGTTTGCTTGCCCCCCAGCGGGTACGGAGCCTTGACCGTCACCATTTGATGGCTCATTAGTATTTATGCCGTTTTGTAATGTTTCAGAGCCGTCTTCTGTGCTTAGGAAATCAGAACCAGAAGAACCACCACCATATGATTCGGCAATTTTATGTAATTTTTTCGCCATGTCCGGTGCCTCCTGGTGTAATAACAATCCAACCGATGAAGTCTTCGTTATTTGTAAGAGTATCTGGATTTTGAGTTGCAAATAAGAGCTTTTCTAAAACTGGCAATCGCAGAAGCATAGCTTTTATCTGCTCACCAACGTCTTGTAAAGCTTCGGTTTCGCCAAGAATCAAAGCTATTTCTCTTTCGATATGAGCCGTTTCAAGGATTGTATGACAATCCTCTATTTCTTCTTTAATAATTTCTTCACGAGATTTACGTAAACGCATTTAATTATTCTTCTCTTAAGAATTCACCTTACCTAAACAAATATGCAATTAATGCATTTTTACAATGTTTTCAGTATACGAGCCAGGTTCACCATCAGGATAAACACCAATACTAGAAAGCGCGTTTATCCATTGGTTTACTCCCAAAGTAATACTATGATTTTCAATTACATTATCATAATTATTTTTAGCGACAGTCTTTCTTAATTGTTCATCGGCAATCAAGGTCTTCAAATTTCTTTTCCAATTTGAATTTGAGTCAGCTAAATAACCGACATTGTTTTTAGTACTTCTAATAAATTGAGAGTAAGGACCGTAATCAGAAGCCACAAAAGGGATGTTTGACATACCGTATTCGATTAGCTTAATATAACTCTTGCTGCGATTAAAAGCCACGTTCAATAGCGGTGCAATAGCAATATCAATATCTGATTTATCTAATAGTTCGTAGTATTTTACTACTGGATTGCCACCTTCGGCGTCATAAAATAAAGCTTTACCGTTGTGAATTGGAAAAGTATGCCCTGTGTAATGAATTCTTTTTCTCATTTCTAAAGGAAACAAATTAGAATAATTTTGTCCAACAAAAACAAACCTCGTTTGAGGGAATTCTTTTAAAATTTCTGTCACAGGCTTAATAACCTGCTGCAAGTCGTCTAAGTGGGTGGCCGAACCAGCCCACCCTAATCTAATAGTGCCATCTACCCGTGGTTCCTTCGGAACATTTTTAAAATCCGATGGGTCTATGACATTATAACAGACATGAACGTTTGATGCCCACTTCTTATAGTTATCTCCTAAAGGAGGCGTCGAAACAGTTAGAAGGTCCGAAAGCTCCATAAAGGATTCCATAGCCTTTAATGCCTGCCCGCCCCTAGGGTAACTTGCCCTAGCTGGGTTATTAGGGGGGAGTTCGTGGAAATAATCGTCTAACTCGAACACCAGTTTGCCCCCTCTAGCCTTGAAATCCTTGGCTAAAGCCAAAATTCCCTCATGATGCTGCCTTTGAAGGACCAAAACATCTTGAGGATTCAATTCGACGTTCAATTTATTGGTCAAAATTACTTCGAATCCCAGTTTGCTTAAGTGCTTATAGGGCATTGCACATCTATAATAACCGCACCCCAGGAGGTCACCTACGCCTATTACTATCTTGCTTCTTTGACTCATTTTTCGACTCTTCTCTAGCTAAAATTAATGATTTTGCCCTATTGGGGCGGTGTTTGAATTGAAAACACTTGACTTTTAGATTAAATACAGGTATATTATTCGTAAGCCCGGTCATCACACCGAGGTAACTAAGCTCCATAAGGAGCGAAACAAAAGGAAAGAATTAACACATGGCAGTAGCAGACCACGAAACCCCGGAAACAGAAATGTCCATCAAACTACCCGAGAACGAATTTGCGTTCTTACAAGAAATTCTGAAGAACCCTATCGGCGACAACCGATTTGAAATCAGCAAAGAAGCACCGAAGGCGGCTTTCAAGGGCCGAGGTTCACCGAAGACCCTGGCGCAAACTGCCAAGAACAAACTAATCGAACGCGGCATCATCGAATCAATTCAAAGGGGCGGAGCGCAATCACGAGCGATTGTCCGAGTTTTGAATAATAACGTCGAAATGTCGAACGAAGGAAGAGGCCGAAAGGTAACCACAGGGCGTCGAGCATCTTCCGAACCCAAGAAACCAGATGGACGGCGGAAAGCCTCGGCAACGAACCGCACTGAGCGCACACCTGTGCGTGGCAAACGCGAAGAGCCAGCAACGCCCGGTCCTGGTCGGCGAGGAAAATACTCCCTTGGCGGAGTTTTCTCCAAAATGCGCGACAATTACGAAAACCTTGATGCTTTCCAAAACGAGCTACAAGGGCTGGAGAAACGATATCCAAACTCATTTACCAATTTTCTGAAAACGCTCCGGGGAGCAGCCTAGTCTAAACTAAACTGGGGAATAAAAAGGCCCGCCTTAAACAAGCGGGCTTTTTTTAATTTATGCCCTTATTGGACATTATAGTCTATTAGTATGTGAACGCCGTAATATGAATCATATCAAATGCTACACAAGCGGCAGTTTCTATATGACTAACGCCGAAAGAAGAGTTTGCCGGAAGTTCAAAGCCATCAGAGAATGGGGAAAGACTTCGGTCCAAAGCATTGGTTGCAGTACTCGCGGCAGGGATATTCACCATTCTGGTTTTTAGTAAAAGGGATGCGGTAGTAATAGTACCACCGCCAATGAGTTCTCTTAAGTGAACTTTTTTCATACAAGCCGTACCAGAGGCAGCGGTTTGCATTGATTCTACACCAAATCCTTCAATTCTCAATATTTTATTCGCAGGTACAGTGATTGTAGAAGTGGCAGTTTGCAATACGCCATTAAGCGTCCAACTCAGTGTATATAATGCTTCAGTTGTACTTCCTGTTACTGTAGTTCCATCAGTATAAGCAGTAAATCCTTGACGATTAACATCCTTTGGTTCTTGAACTGGCTTGTAATACATTGAAGATTGGCCTCTAAAATTTGCGTCTTCAATTCCACTTGGAGTAGTCGTAATATTTACAGTTCCCGAAGTATAGCTAGTAACAATTGTTCTATAATACTGAATTCCTGTTGGAGCAGCAGCATAGTAATAACCATTAGCAGTACCGGATGTAACATAATTATTATTACCGCCGTTATAATAAACGGGAACGGTAAACCAGTTAACGTTATCAGGTGAGCCCTGGAATGAGTAAGTGGCCGAATATGTTCCCGTAACCACAAAAAGAACCGAAGGCGTATTATTTATTAAAACACCTGTTGTAGAAGTGGCCGAAGATAATAAAGATGTGTTGTTTATAAATGGAGCAGAAACAACGTTACCAATTGTATTAGAACTTGATGGAAGGCCAGCATTCAAGAATATAGCACCAGAACCATTTGAAAAACGAATTGAAATTGATGGAGTACCAGTTAATGTTCCTACTGAACGCACACGCATATATTTATTACCAGCAACATTACCACGGTATAAACCATTAGTGGTCACGACATAGCTTAAAACCGTATTTACAACACCCGTTTGACGACCATTAACTGCAATCCAGTTACCATCAATACCAGTTGTGCTATCATCTGATTCTTCAAAATATAGGTTGCCCGATGTTAATCCTGTAATTGTTACACTCCAAGCGCTAGAAGAACTTGGGTTTTGTAAAAATACATATGAACCAGATGTTGAAGTGCCAGTGCGAAAAGTGCCATCACCAGCAGGGGCCGATACTACCGCATCTGTTGTAGCAATTGTTCCCACCGTTGAAGCATCAATTTGTTTTACAATTTGTCCAGTTGACACATCGGTGCCAGCAGCAAAACCTGCTGTTGATGAAACCAACAACAAAGAAGATGTTAAAATGACCGCCAATAATTTTTTAATCATAAAAACCTAACATAATTAATTTACAATTTTTTTTGAAAGCAAAAGAAGTTCTTTAAGTCTCATCTGATAAGCAGAAATAAACTTAAGAACTTCTTCATTTTCAACATCTTTTACGGTTAACAAAAGATTACTTGCCGTGGTTAATTCTTGAGACATTAATCCCAATTCATTAATTGTTAACAAAAGTAAACCCAAGGTTACATCTAAAAATGTTTCATTTTTTCTTGCCATTATAATACTCCTATTTGTTTAGTGGTATTACGTATTATAAGACAATTTTCAATTATTAGTTCTCTGCCCAAAAGAATGTTGTATAAGCTGATACGGCATTTGTTGGGTCTTCGTTATTTGCTACAACCTGGAAACGAACATTTACTCCGTCACCAGCAACCGTATTAAGTTCAAGTGCATTTTGTGTTTTGAATTCATATACCAAATTTGAACCTGAAGTAAATACTGAGAAAACAGTTGTTGCAACAGCAGATACATTAACAGTCTGCACGTCAAAGCGCATTGGAGCAGATGAAGTAACAATTAATTGCTGTAATGAACCAACTTTTGTACTAGTAACAAGTGGCGATTGAAGAGTTTGTGTGCCACCATTGGCAGCAACAACTGATGTACTGATAATTTGCCCTGAAGATTTTAATGTTCCGGCAGAAGGTGCAGTTGAGCTTGTAAATAATGGATTACCAGATGATGTACCTGGTCCAGTAATTTGTACGCCATTAGTTGTGCCGGGTGTTGTCTGGTCGATGCGGAAGTTACCGACAATATTTGTGCCAGCATTTAGTCCAACAGTACCGAGTGAATTTAAACCAGTTGGCAATGCATTTGTAATAGAGGTAAGAGCAGTTACAGTTGTAACAGTTGCAATATTACCAATTGAATTAGTACCAGTTGGAAGTGCAGCATTAATTTGTACGCCGTTTGTAGTGCCCGGTGTTGTTTGGTCAATTGCAACTTGTCCAACTTTAGCAGAACCAGCAGTTAACTGTGTGAATGAAGGTGAACCTATTATTGCACCAACACTTGTTGATGCAAGTGATGTAAATAATGGGTTAACATTAGAAGCGCCAGGTCCCGTAATTTGAACGCCATTTGTAGTACCTGGAGTTGTTTGGTCAATACGGAAGTTTCCAACAACTGCTGAACTAGCAGTTAATAGAACTGATACTGCACCAGATGCACTAACGGCAGCTTTATTCACGCCGCCAGCATCAACTATAGAAACTACTACATCGCCAGCATTTTTTGTTTTAATTACTAAAGGTGTTAAAATGTCAGTAGGCATTATTTGTCTCCCTTATCAAGAAGTAAGTCTTTATTAAGTAATTCTTTTTCGGATTTTTCTAAATCTTTAATTTGTTCTCTTACTTGTGTCATTTCGTTCTCATAAAGAACAAAATTTTCACTAATACGGGAAATTTCATGTTCTAATTCTGCAACTCGAACAGACTGAGTAAATTTAGATAATTCAATCTGTTGAAGTCTTAAATTTAATTGCATTTTTTGCAATTTTAGACTAGATAAATCTGCCATTATATAAATCCTCTTTTATTTCTGTTCTTAAATAAAGTATGCAATTTTAAACATATTAAAACACACCAAGTAATGTTCCTGAATAACTTGCTGTTCCAGAGCCTGTATTTGTGACTGTTATCGAAACAATATCATTAACATTTAATAATAAAGAACCTGGTATTTCAAATTTAATATCCGGTTTTAAAATATTAGTCATAAATCTAAAAGATGGAACATTGTTAATATTTACAAAATAAACACCATTATCATCACCAGATGCTTGAATACCTGATAAGTTCCCAGAAGATGCTAAAACAGTAAATGTAGACAATGCAGAAAAGCCACCAACTGGGACATTTGGTGACGTTGCCGCAACATGTTTTAAATAAGATGGCGGGGTTGCGGGTGGGTAAATGGTAAATAATAAATTTCCAAAATAATCAGATGTTCCAATACCAGTATTTACTACTTGTAAAGAAACAACATTGCCAGATTTGAAAGCCAATTCGCCTGGTAGTTTATAATCAATTTGTGGGCTGGCTGAATTTGTTGTAAAACGAAAAACTTGAATTCCGTTTACTAACAATAAATAAGAACCATTAGCATCGCCTGATGCTTGAATGCCTGTTAACCATGCACCCGAAAAAGGAACGTTATAAGATGCTACAGTAGCTGAAGAATTTGGCGCAATTCCTGTAGCTAATCCATTTACCCGCATTACTGATAAAGGAATTAAATTACCATTACCGCCACTACTGCTGCTTCCAGAGGTTTGACACGTTACAGGAACATTAACTGGCGTAGGCGTTTGAGTTGTAACAGCCGGAATAATATTAATACTACGGGGATGAAAAAAAGTCACGAACGCCGGAAAGTTAATATTAACGACTGTTTCTAGCGGGACAATAATAGCCATAGCGCAAATCTCCTTTCCCGGCGTTTACAAAAAGTATTATCTAAGTATAATATGCAAGAAAGCTACAAAAAATTAGTTAGCGAAAGCTAGGGTCTTTTTTTGTTTCTTTAACGTTAGAAAAACCCCAAACACCCTTATCTTCAGGGTCTTTGACAGGTTTTGGTTTTCCGTGACACATTTCATAATATGTCTTACTGCATTTATACATACACTCAGGAGAATCAGGTTCAAACTTGTATTTTGGCTCTTTCTTTTCTGCAAAAGCTTTCCACAAAACTCGTGTATATTTTAAAAGTTCTTTAATGGCCGCTTCGTTTTTGTTAACTAAAAATTCCATAATTTTATGGTCATTTTTGCTTTCATATAAAATAATAGCTCGGGTAATCGTGCGCCCTTGCAAAACTGCTGCAATTTCAGGCACATCCCGATTTAATTCTAATAGATGAAAATATAGCTGAACTTGTTTTTGATGTTCAATATCCGGGGAGCCGTCTTGACCCATCAAATGCATAGAATAGCTTTTCGCGCTTTTTAATTCTACCAAAAAAAGCTCACCATCAACTTCGATAACCGAGTCGATTCTTGCTCTAATCTTATGCTCGGTATCTTCGAGGGTGGTTTCATTTAATCTTAAAACTTTTGCAATGTCAAATTGATTTTGAATATATTCGTGAAAAGCGTTTCCGACAGCTTTGGCTCTTTCGCCTTCGTAGGTTATGTCGGTTGGGTCAACAGGCAAGTGGGAACCACCTGAAAACTTGAGGTTAAAATAACCTTTTGTCATACACATAAAATCAATACTAGGACTAAGGTTTTTCTTTTGATAAAAAGCTCTAGCTTCAGCTTCGTTTAAAGCTTTAGTAACAACTGAATCTTTAAGAATCTTAGAACAAATACCTATTTGTTTAAATGCCATTTATAATCTCTATCTTTATTTAATATTTATTTATATATATAAGCTAACTAATCATTATGTAGACATATTAGGACACTTATTGCTTTTTATCCCACACTTCTAATAATTCTTCAACTATAGTTTCTCTATTTTTTACTGAATTAATAAATTTTAATTCGTTATAAGCATTTATCCAGGAACCCATGTTGTCATCTGGTAACTCATCATCTTGATAGTACTTATACATGGTTTCTGAACTGAATCCATATGATTCTTCAAATCTCTTTATTTGATTATTTAAATTGTCAATACGCTTTTGTAAAGCTTTTGTGTTTTTTCCCCTCTTGCGTTTTTTGAAAGGTTCTGGTAGACTTGGTAAATTCATCAGGGTCATAATTAACGACAATTTAGAAGCGTCTTTTTTACTAATATAATCTGCAATTGTTTTATGCGGATTCTTGATTCGACCTTCTTGGTCTATAATGTGCAGACCATATGAAACCATATTCTCCAAAAACGAATTGCTCTCGTCGCTGTAGTCTAGGTTTAACAAACTGCGCCAGGTATATCCTGATTTTAAAGTGGAAACGGTCAAAACATCTTGTATTTTTTCCTGAGGCATTAAATGATTGCAAATTTGTTTGATAAATTCTGTATAACTTTCTATGAATTTTTCAAGATTTTCAGGGTCAAAGCTGCGTGTGAAAACTCTGTATTCATCACCTTTTGCAGCCAAGTCAAACTCTTCTTTTTTTACATAGATAGAAACTTCACCAGTGGTAGGTTCATATGAAAATCGCATTTTAAATCCTCAAAGATTCGAGTTGTTTTGACCAGTAACCGACACTTCGCCGTTAATTCCATTTGTGAATAAAAGAGTTTGAAAATTTTGTTCAAAAATGATAGGCGGATTTCCAGGAATTATTATGGTTGCAATAATTGGGTCTAAATTAGACCCATTGACTCTATGAAATGTTCCACGTATATTTGTCACTGTACCTTCACCATAAATAGTTTGCACTTTTTGACCAACAGTTAATTTAATAAAACCGGAATTTTTTAAAATTGCTTGATTAGTATAAGCATTCATAATTTTACTTCCATGCGGAAGAGCCTCCGCCAGCTTTAAATGCACTACCTGTAGGCCAGGCTTTTGCCTTTGGTAATTTAGACATAGACTTGGCAAAAAACGCAGTTCTTACAGCGTCTACAATGTGGTCTGGGTAAACAATACTCTTTGAATAAATAATAGTGCCACCAGAGCCAACTGAATATGTGTGATTACGGAATTGATTTTCGATTTCATCATCAATATCAACACCAGGCATAAGTACCATTCGGTTTTGTGCGGCCATAACAATGCTATCTGTCATAAATTGTTTTACAGGAACAAGAACAGTTTCACCATTGAATTTACTTGAAACTTGAACTTTATTTGCAAAGTTTACAGCATGTAAACGTTTTTCAAAGTTGTGCTGCTTAAACTTATTGTGGCCTTGTTCTTTAGCTTTCAAAACCTGTTCGACCATTAAACCGTTTGAACCTTGGTCCATGCCAAGTGCTTCAAACAAATAAAAATTATCTAACAAAGCAATAATATCAACCTGAGTTAAATATGGAATATGTTCCATGTGAATTCTCAAAATTAATTTCATTACACCATTCCATTCTTCAAAAACTACGAATTCTGAAGGGTCGGATTGGTAACCTAAGTCGGCCCCGAACCAGTAACGTTTGTTCTCTGTTCTTCCAGGGAACTTACTGCGTAACCAAATACCCAATTGGCTATGACCAATTTTCGCAATATCTTCTGGTGTTAAATTAATGCGTTCGTATTCATCTGGGTAAGGCTTACGTTTTCTACCGTATTCTGAATTGAAAATACGATAAACAGGCGTCTTAATTGGCACTTCTGGGTCCGCTGGATTTGGTCTTTCATCTTCCATTCTGAATACCCATTCAAAATAAGTCCAGTCGAATACACCTTCTTCAACAGTTCCCCATGCTGCTTCAATTTCATGTTCATAGACAGAACGTGGATGTTCATTTAAGAATTCGCGATTGAATTCTGGTGTAAAGTTTGGATTTTCTTTAGACGGAATATGAAATTCTTGATAGTTCCAATCAGGTTTAGTACAATTAGCAACGCCATAACCATTGACACAATAAGAATGGTCATTACCAACAGTTAAATTATAGACCGTAGTCGTGTTATTTATTGAATCATATTGTTTAATAGGAACATATAAGAATTCGCCTTCAACCTGTCCTAAGAATACTTTTTCAGGATTCTTTACAGCAGTTAAAGGAATGGCAAGAAAATCACCAATACCTAATTCACTAATGCGATGGTATGTTGGTTTAACTGGTTCTAATCCAGTATGTTCACCATGTAAAACGCAAAGACTTCTATTTTTCCAAACATATTTGGAACAAGATTTACAATAACGTTCTATCTTACGTAAAGCCATAAATCTATGGCTAGAAGTGGCGGTGATAACTTGGTCATTTAACGTTGTCATGAATGAAATTAGCTTACCATTATACTCGCGATTCATCGTCTCGGTAACTGGTTCCGGTTTACCATAACGATTTAAAACAATATCGCCGTTAATGATTGCTTGAATTGGTTTATTGCTGCCATCAACCATCGTAACAGGAGTATCTTCAGTAAAGCATGCATTGTAAAAATGTTCACGCTTACCAGTAGGAGTGGACGACAAAATGACCAGGCCATGTTCGCCTGCGTTAATAGACGTAGCTTTTTCAGCCTCGAAGAAAACAGGAGGCATGTAATCGGCTTCGTCGTAGAGTTTATAATCAAAAGTTTTGGAACGAGCAGTTTGTCCACCAGCACCAGGACCACGGAAAGTAATTGTCGCTTCTTCGGTCCATCCTGCAATTTTGAAAACTAACTCGGGGAAAGGATGTAGTTTCTTAACTAAAGAACCTTCTTCCATTGCGGCTGATAATTTATCAGAGGCGGCAACGAATTTCATTACTCGTTCAAAAATAGTACGAGCTTTATCGGCATCGGCGGAACCAACAATGATTTTTGCTCCACGAACAAATGGCTCATCAACTTCCGTCCAACCTGTTTCGTTAATTGTTCCATCAGGCTTTAAAGTTCCAATCAATAAATGGTCTTTGAAACGGCGTGGTTTTGTATAGTGAATGGGACGACAAATGGCTAAAAATAATGCGGCTATCGCGAGACATTCAGTTTTCCCAGACTGACGACCAATGCGCCATGCAAACTTTTGAATAGGTTTGCCGCGCAACTTGGCCTCATGATAATCATCAGGATAACAATAGGAATTATCAACACAGCCTAGTAATAAATATTGATACCAAGCTTGCTTTCCATTATTTTTGTTAACCATTGGACGCCAGTTAAATTCTCGTTCAGCCCAAAAAACTGGTTTACTCAGCTTACCAAGATGATAAAGATAATTTAAACGTTCCTCTTTTTTTGATGCTATCGACATAGTTCCTCTTTGTTAAATAAAAAACGAGAGTATTACAACTCCCGTTTTCTTACTACTTATAAGTATGAAATTAGTCCCACATTTTATCCAAATATGATTTTAATTTCTTATCTTTCTTATCGTATTTCAAGCTAGCTTGAGTGCTACGGCCACCAGATTCACCGCCACCAGCTAAATCACTTACGTCACTTACAACGGTATCTTTGTCTTTGTGTGCAGAATCAGGGTCTTTTTGACCATTAAAAGGTGTCATTGTCGAATTTAACCATGAACACGATTTAGCTGCTTGAACCTTTTCAACATCCAGTCCCTGCGAACAAGAGTTTTCTGCTGCATTGAAATTGGCACAATATTTACAAGGTGGGTATGCATTGCTTCTGTCTGCTCCAGGAGTTATTGGAGTAGGCGAACCATTTTGCCCAGCTTGATTATCATCCGCGCTTTTCAATAAAGCTTTTTTCTTGTTGTGAACTTTAACAGACTGTTCATTGCCAGTATCTTCGATACCATCTTCTTCTTTTGAAAGCGGGTCAACAGTACCTTGTTCATTATGTGTATAAGGCTTATCGTTGTCATCAGATTCTTGCATCCACTGCTGGAGTTGTGCAGGGTCCGCGCTTGGATTTAATGACGTATCAGCCATAGGGTCAGCTTGTGCCTGCGGCAATTGAGCAGAAGGGTCTGTAACAGGGTCCATAACAATACTAGGAGTTAATTCAACGATAAATTCTGGACCACCTACGTTAATTAAATATTTATTATTCCATATTTTAGGCTTTGGGTCAGCAGGGGGCATACCCATCATTGATGGGTCCATACCCATACTTGGGTCCATTGCCGCATTTGGGTCAGGTGCAGGCGGAAGACCTGAACTGAGTTCATCTTCGGGTAATTTATCTACAGCTTCCTTTTTTAATTTTTCAGAAAGTTTTCTTAACCAAGACATAATTATTGACCCTTCTTTTCCGAATCGTATTTTTTTTGATAAATACCACTTAAATTATTAATCATTTTTAATATTTTCACGAATTTCATGAAAATTCTTCATGATTTCAAATTTACTACGTGAAAAGACTCTATCATTCGTGATAGCCATTTCCATTGTCTCAATTACTCTTTTCATTAAAATAGATAAATAAAAATCTAATTTATCTTCTTTTGACAAAGTGGCCGGGTCCACTAACTCGTTACGTTCGTTTTTAAAGTTAGCCATGCTCAACGAATTCTTCTTCTTATCTATCATTTTAATCTATCTCTCTTCAAATTTACCCAAAGGCTTTAATAATACCTTTAGTCGGATATCCCATTTCGTTTAACGCAGTTATGATTTGTGCGTAATCTTCAGTTTCGTTTAAAGCCGTTTTTACCAATTCAACAACTTCTTTTGCAGCGGCGGGCGTAAGACCATGTTCTTTTTCAAGCTGTTGTTGACGCTCAAGCGCACGTTGTGCGTTGTCTTGCATATATTGCATTTTCTCTTGAGTTGCATTATTTGGCTCATTACCTGTTTGAGCAGTTCCATTTTCTACGGCACGTTGGTAATCTTCTTGTTGTTTTTGCAATCTGCGGTCAGTTGCAGGATTTGAAGAAGAATGTGCGCTGTCAGCACCAGGTGTTGGAAAAACAGGATTCTGTTTTTCAACTGCTGGAGGCTGAGTTGCCATGCTAGGCTCTGACATTTTTGGTGAGCTTGGCGCAGTTTGTGGAGCCACTTGTGGACTTGAATTTGGTTGAGTTGTATTCTGTTTTGGAACCAGGTTTTTTAAATAATCAACAAATTTTTGAACATGGTTTCCACTTGGTTGATTATGCTTGCCAGGTGCAACTTGGCTCTTAACATTATCTACGACAGACTTAACTTTGTCACCGATTTGTTGTGCAAAACCTGGACCTTGATGTTTTGGTTTTGGAGCTTCGTGCTTACCAGGAGTTGTATTGAAATAATCTTTAAGGACCTTGCCTGCCTGACCCATAGGTCCTGCCATAAAATCATCTTTAATACTAGTTGTACCAGGAGTCTTAGGAGTTGGGGCCTTAGCAGGTTTTTCCGCTAAATTAGGGTATAATTTATTAAAGTCAAAAGTCGATTTTTGCCCAGGTATTTTAGCTGGAGCAGGAGCTTCGTCACGACGACCACTTGGAAGTGCTGGCTTCTTGCCCACTACTCCGTCGCCAGCGCCACCCATTGGAATGCCACCAGGGTTGAGGGCTTCTTTCAATAGTTGGTGAGCCTTCTTGCTCTTGGGAACACAATTAGGAACTTCTTTACCGTTCTTCATCTTTTTCCCGACCATTTCGTAGCCTTCCCAACAAGGGTCTTCGCTTTTCATTTCTTCGCTTGCACGAGAAGTCAAAAAATCAATAATAGGCGTTTCAGAAACAGCTTTATTAGAATGCAAACCACGGGCACGGTCCATATCAATAGGACCGCCCTTAAGAGCTACTTCTAAACAAGCTCCAGTAGAACCGTTGATATCACTATCATCTTCGGCTACTTTAAAAAAATCGTTTAAAACTTTACTGGCTTTAGGTTCGATGTTACTTAAAGTGGTACGGTCAATGTTTTTGTACTTATCAGTCTTAGGTTGCTTTCCTAAATTTTCAGGACTTTTACCAACCCAAGTCTTTTCTTTTTTAGCAATGTCCGTTTTATGTTCCAAATTAAGGGCACGGTTATCAACAGCCTTTTTTAAGAAGCTGCTGATAACATCTTGTGCGCGTTCATTCTTCATTGCTAAATTCCTTTTACTTTGAAAAGCGACGTTCGGCTTCGGCCATAATTGTATGTTCAGAATAACCCATATCAAGAAGAGCATCTACTACTAGTTCAAATTCGGCTTGACCTAGGCCAGCGGTAATTGAACGAAGTTCATTTGCTTTTGAAGCATATCTGTCGTCATTCTGGATTTTATCTGCAAGGTCGTCGTTTCTTTTCTTCTTGTATTCATCACCTAGTCTACCTAGTGGTGAATCATTACGCAATTCTTTACGATTTTTATTACGCTCTTCTTTTGATGGAAGCTCTTCAGCTTCTTCAGAATTGACTGGGCGTTTTTGGAACAAGTTTTCGTCATTAGTTTGATTTCTCTTAGGAGCAATTTGACTTTTTGAAGTACTATTTTCTAAATTAGTAGCAGCATCATCAAGACCTTCTGAGGCATTACCTAAGTCACGAGTTGTACCTCTGGTATCTCTGTCGCGCTGGTTAATACCTTTTGCAACGTCATCATGTGTTGCATGAAGATGTTGTGGCAACATTTTCTTACGCTGCTCATCAGATAAATGAGGTGTCATTCCATGAAGACCTTCCATTAACGAACTAGAGTCTTGTCCTTCATTTACAGGATTGCCTTCTTCATCAAATTCGGCTGCTTTCGGATTTGATAACTGATTTACTAATTGGTCAATATTACGCTGCTTATCAGGCGGGACACTTTGTTTGTTTGTAGGAATAGCGCCATTACCATTATCATTGGTAAATTCTTTAGCATTATCTAAACCGAGAATGTCTTGTGATGGCGTACTGTCCCACTTTGCCTTTGTTTCTGGTGTTGCTGGCTTGTGGTCGTTATCTGGATTATCAACTGGGACTCCACCGCTGTTGCGAAGCTTACCGGCAAAGCCTTTTGCTTTGCCCGCAAAGGCATCAAAGTCTGAAACTAATTTAGCATGAGCCTTTTCGCGGTTTGCTGGCAAGCGGTCAAAGGTTGATTTAGGCGCAGTAAATTTTGGACCTGATGGAGACGTATTGCCGCCAAAAAATTCACCTGGATAATGCCCATGTGCCATGCTCTTTGCAAGTTCTAGGCTCTGGTCTTTGTCGTGTGCAATCGCGCCAACTTCTGGATGGTCTGCGCTCATTGACTGAACCATACCATGCCATGCATCTGGGTGAACCTTATCAAAGATTTGCTCTGGTCCCACTTGCTGCTTTGCGCCGCCGCCACCAGGAGCCTTTTTAGGTGCTACTGGGGCTGGAGTTGCTGCGGCAGGCGCAGGAGGAGCATCCATTACTGCTGGTTCAGCAGTTTTCAAGAAATTATATGCAGCTTCTAACGCAATAGCCAATTTTGTTTCGCGTGTTTCTGTTGCATAGTTATCGTTGATGAAAGGCATTAATGATGCAGCTTTGTTTGCAATTAATGAAGCTTTTAATGCATTGGGTAATGCATGTTCCATATCAGCAAGAGGTGCATAACCGCCGCTGCCATTAGAAGGTTTTGCTACTCCCATATGCGGTTTAACAGAGTCAACTGCTTTTTGAGCAACTGGCTGGGCAGATGAAGGTAACTTGCCAACAGCTTTGTCAATAAGGGTTTTTGCGCCATTACCAATTGTATTAACGATTGCCTTGCCTAAATCACCTGCGATTACTGTTTTTTTTGACATTAAATCTAAGGCAGCAGTAATTGCCATTTCTTCATGTTCTTCTGGTCCGGCTTCGGGGAACATTTTTTCAATATGAGGAAGCATTTCAGAAGCGGTATCAAGTACTGCATTATCGGTTGTTTGAACATCTGCTGGATTTGTAGTGTCGCCACTGTTATCAAAAATAGCTTCTTGTTCATTCATCATACCGCCACCCATTGCATTGTCAGGTGATGGTTCTAGAACTGTTTCAGGAATTTCGTTGAAGCCTAGTGTGCCTTCGCCGCCTGGAACTGCTGGTTGCGCCATAGGCATAGCCATTTCGTCCACTTCATGTTCTGCATTTAATGCAGGTGGAGCTTCAATTTGAAGTTCTTCAGGTAAAGAAGCCCATTTTGCGAATGTTGAATCGGATTCAACGAAGTCAGCAAAGGCTTCCAATGACTTGGCATGGAAAGTATTTTCTGCGGATACCATTAAGAAACCGCTATCGGTAAGATAGTAGTTCCAAGCCAATTTTGAACGGTCGCTGAATACAGCAGACATGTGATTAATTGGAGGATGGTTTTCAATTACAGTGCGGTCAACAGTAGACAATCTTACTGATTGAACCGGAAGTTGTGCGGACACTTTGCCTACAAAGCTAAAGATTTCCATCTTTGCTTTTTCAGCCTTTTGAGTTTTCAAGTTTGCTACTTGACGTGAAGCAAAGTCTGGACCAGCTTGGTCTACGCGCTTTACGCCTTCTTGTGGCATGTCGTTCATTTCTGAAGCGTCAGGCACATAGTTGTCGCCGCCAGAATATGTGCCAACGCCTTCGTTAAGCATTGGGTCTTCAGGCATTTGCTCTGGAGTAGCTTCTGGAGGTTGACCATTAATCATAGCATCAGCTTGCGCGTCGTCAAGTTTAGTAACGCCGCTATTTTCCATACCTTCGCTGTGTGCAACGTCGGCAGATGGGCCTGATTCCGAACTTGAATCAGTCATACCGTCTGCGCCGTTTGCTAGAGCAAAAGCACTTGGTGCTTCTTCTTCTAATGGCATTTGCATATCAGCAGCAACTTGTTCGATTAGACGTGAACGATTGCCATAATCATGTGATACGCGGCCAAAACCTTCTGATAATGTTGGAGCATTCGTGTCAACTGAAGCAACTGTTCCGTGCGGAGTAACAGCAGATTCGCGCTTCATTTCACGATTTATATCTAAGTGTTCAAGAGCTTCATGAACAATTGTTTTTAAAGCCGAACGACCAGCTTGGGCATTCGAAATTGGTGAAGAAATTTTGATTGGGACAATTAAGTCAACAAGCAAACTTGCATTTACTTTTTTGCTTAATCCAAGTTCGTTTAGAATGCTTGGTAGCATTTCTGCAACTTGAGCTTTAACAACTCCAAAATCAACCTGGTCCAATGAAGACTGAGCCTTGCGAATTTCACCGAGGTTACGTTCGGTGCGGTCGGATTCTTCTCCAGCAGCACGAGTCATCTTCTTACCTTCAATAAGTGCGCGATTAGACGCAAGTTTATCAGCAAGACGAGCCATGTCAGGCGATAGAGAATTAGCCTTCTTTTGCAAGAAAACCTGCTTCCAATGTGATGCATTCAAGTGACGTTCGTTGGAATTGCAATCATTGCAATGTGCCAAACGTACATCATCTGTGCCGCGCTTGAAAGCTTCTTGGCAAATGCCGCAAAACTTCAATGAAGCGCTAGCTTTGCGCTCATTCTTGTCTCCGTCATCTTTATTACCAAATAGTCCTTTGATAATCATTATAACTTCTCCGTTGTCGTGGGTAGTTGTTCGGGTTACCCGTTAGATAACTCTTCTAAATTTTGTCGATATAATATATCTTACAAGTATTAATATGCAGTAAAAATTCTTTTGTCACTGTATCATAGTGATATTAAAACAAGTTACTATTTATTTCTTAACTCTGACACGCCAACCCAACTAAGGATTGTGCCATGAACTTGATTAATTGTTAATTGTTTATTCCTGAGAACGCCATATTTTTCAATTGTGTCGTGCCAGAACATGGCTGTTTTATTTTTAAGCTCTATGCTTTTGGACGGGTCAGAAATTGCGTCGTTGTAAAGCTCTGTGATTTCGTACCAACGACTTTTGTCGTCGTCGTCCATGTAAACTAAAATTTCCATCTTATAATATACCAAAAGGGGTTTTTATGAAAGTTCCAAATTATCCAAAGACGCCTATGCGTAATTGTTTATATTGTAGACATTATAATTCGAAATCGAATACTTGTACCGCACCAGGGGCTGAAAGAGTCGCTAATTTTGCGCCAAGAGAAGATGCAGACTGTTTATTGTTTAAATATGAGATTACTGAACCGCCGAAAGAAAACAACGGTGATTTTGTTGAGCGTTATTGTATTGGCACAAAATGTCCGTACTACTATTTAAAATCTAACATTTGTACTCGACCTTCAAAGTGTCCTTACCAAGAAAGTGAACAGAAATCACGATTCGAAACGCTTAATTTTGACAAAGAAATTTAAAGTTCAAACACTTGGCTTTCGCCATTCATTGCATCTTCATCTTCTTTGGCTAACTGTTCTGGAGTTTTATAGAAACTTTCATCTTCAGCAAAATCTGTCATAGCTCTACGTTCAATTTTCATTCCGCCCTTAGCCGTTTCAGCTTCACGCCATTGTTCAAGACTTAACGTTGGTGTTTCGCCGTTCATTTCTTCAGCATCACTACCTAGAAGTTTGCTAATCATTTCTTTACCAGATTCTCCACCCTTAAGATTATTCTTTAGGCCAAGAGATTTGATGCAAGAAAGAATTTGTGCAACTGGGTCTTGTGGTGCGGTTCGGTCCATAAAACGACCAAACATTGACTCCATACGTGCTTTTCTAAAGACTCGGACAGCAGCATATGAAAGCAAGTCAATAAGCATTTCATCAACGATTGATATTTCGCCCTTTTCAGCAATCACTTTTTCAATGAATTTACTGCGGTAATATTGTACAATCATTTTTTCATCATCGTGATAGTGCATGTTACTTGAGTTTAATGCACCACGATTACTTGCTTTTAAAGCTTTCTTTGCGGCTTTTTCTTTCGGGTCTTTGTTCTTACGTCTATCAGTTCCATCATCTTTGGGCTGTCTCGTTTTTTGCCCATCTTTGATTCGTTGATACGCCTCTGCTTCTGATTCGTGCATGCTGTTCCTTATTTGCCATCCATTGGAGATTCTT